TGACTACGTACACAAATCAAACATAGAACAAGGTATAATTATGGTATGCACTCCTGACCTATATTACCAAGAATTCATTGTTTCTGGGGCTAATTTAAGATCATGGAAACACAAGTTTTTAAAAAGATTAGACATGTATTATGACTTAAAATTTGACGAAAAGGAGAACGCTAATGTGCAAATCAAAGCAGAAGACTTTAAAAAATAAACTAGAATTTCATGGATACTATTTTGATGGTGAAAAGCTATTTTTAATGTACATGGATAAATATGGCAACATTGTGACAAAGGAGGACAAGGATGAATGATCAGTTGTTTAGAACGCTTCTAAAGAGATACGAAGCAGAGATTGAAGATGCATTGTATAAGATTAAATGCATAGAGGATCACAACATGGTGATACCAGAACACGTTGATATTACCGGGGAAGTGGACAAATTGTTGGGCCAAATAGGCAAAGCAGAGGAAAAGTTGTCCGTAATGAGGAAATATTGTGTTGAAAATAAGGCAGAAAAGAACTTACTATAAGATTCTGTGACAGATTACAAAAAATATTTTTTTATCTCCGAAAAAAAGTGTCCAAGTGTACTTTTTACTGTTTTACCGCATAAAATATAGTGTTTTATGGTACATTTTTTAGTACACTTTTTATTTTTGGTACACTTTATAATGTACTATCAGATTTCGGTTCACGCGCGCGAATGCATATTTTAAATAAAAAAATCTGTGATATAAACTATACATGCCTAGGAAAAGACGTAAAAGAATCGCAACTGAGGGTGCTCCCGATATACCTTATCCGAGAGTTCGAGTGGAGTGGATTGACTGTGTCAGTGACTCGGGCTGGGCTACTGATAAAGAGTTTGATAAAATGAAATTAGCAAGACCTGTTAACGAAGGCTGGCTGTATTCTAAAGATAATAAATCAATTAAACTATTTGCGTCTTACGATAAAGATGAGAATGAAATTACTTTTGGGGATCGAACGATGATTCCTCGGGCTTGGGTAAAGAAGATTCAGAAGTTGTAGATGGAGTCACGTTTATTAGAGACCCGTAGTCGTCTAAAATTTGTTTCATCTTTGCTTCTAGTTCTTGTTCTGACATGTCTTCTAGTTTCCCAGTTTTTATTATTTTTCTGTCTATGTATAATCCTGCTGCCTTTCCTCTGTTTGCTTCAGCATTTACAGCAGAAGAAAAAGACCCTTTTTTCAAAGCAGCTTCTCTGAGTCTAGCAAGCTCAGCTACATGTCCTTCGTAAGTGACTTCATGCTTTCTCAATCTTTCTTCTTTCAATTCTCCTATGTACTTAACAACAAGTGGAGATAGCTTAGGATTAGTTAACTCCGATCCTTCTTGTCTTGCACGCTTAGGACTGTATCCAGCAGCTAGGGCGGCTTCTGTTTTAGTCATAGGTCCGTCAGGTCCTCCAAATACTAAAAATTCGGAGAATCTTTGTTGCATTTCTGTAAGTCTTTTTGGTAATCCCATGATTGACAATTTAAGGTAACTATCCTATAAAGTCAATATGAAAGACAATGATGAAGGATATAAGCAATTAATTAGAATGTTGCGAGAAGAGATACAAGAATTAAAAAAATATAAATCAAAGTGCATAGAATTAGAAAATTTATTGCATGGCTACAAAAAAGTGATAGAAGATTTAAGTCGTCAGGTGGCAAAATAATGTACGTCAAACACCTGCAAGAGTATTTAGAAAAGTTTACTGAAGGACAACAAGGTCGTAGAGGTAACGCAGTCAGTGATGCGAAGATATACATTATGACAAAGAAAGGTTATCTAGAGGAGATCAAACGGATTGAAGTTCACGCAAGTAACAACCCACTGGATAATTCTTTGCGTGTTGTCTTGAAACCAAATAAAGAAGAAAAACTTATATTACCTCCTGGTTACGTAAAAGATTATTAAACTTTGAATACAGGGGTTACCTTGAAAGCAGAGAGAAAATTATATGAAAAACTTAAAAGAAATTGTAACAAAATTAGTTGGATTAGACTTGAAAACCTTAGTCTATTTGGTACTCCCGATCTATTGGGCTATAATAATTCTGGCACCTTTTTCACAGTAGAACTTAAAGTTACGAAGGGTAACAAGGTACGTCTATCTCCCCATCAAATTGCGTTCCACGTGAAGCATCCGAAGAACAGTTTTATCTTGGTCCAGCACCTCGGTTCGAGTGCCGTGAAACTTTTTCGTGGTGATCAAATCTTGGAGCTTGAAGCTTGCGGCTTGGAGCTTGAAGCTTGTTGCTTGTCGCTTGAAGCTTGCGGCCTGCTGTTCGAGTCGCTTGGAGCTTGAAGCTTGGCGCTTGTGGCTTGAGGCCCGGACCAGGACGTACGCCCTACCCAACCGTCGCTGGGACTTAGGCTAATAGCCTGATCCGATATTCCACGCGGGAATTCTGTTTTAGTGTATGCCATATGAAATTGTTTTAATTGAGGCGTCCCAACATGCCCGGCAGTCTCTGCATTCGTTGTTTTGTTTTGCAGCTGGGCAGGTAGCGTTAGCCGTTACCACTTCTGAGCTGTTAGGCCACGAAGCAGGCGCCCGCTGGTCAACCATGGGCGCGCTAAATCGTATGACTAAATTGTCTGGCTTATCTTGCAGGTGGTCCTTTATCCATGCTTCACGGGTCGGTAACCAGTGACGCTTGCCTGGTGTCAACCTGCAGACACTGTAAATTTTTTGAAGGTGTTCCAAGTCTTGGACGTCTCCGCTATCATGCCATCTAAAGACATCCGGCTTCTTGCTGTTGATTAAATGCGCCATCGCTGTGACCCAGGCTGGGTCTTTAATAGCTCGCAGCCTTCTATACTGTGCATCCTGTACAACTTTAAAAACATAACAACCTTTCATGGCGTAACAGTCGAAGCAAACGGAGCCCTTTACCTGCTGTAGCTTGCTGCCTGTCTTGCACTCTTTGGCAGGTAAACCTATCGACCAGCCAGGCATCTT